GGCCGCGTACTGGCGTGCGAAAGCCCGATACCTACGTCAACACGTACGCCACTGGCTTTCCTTTCCGCATCTCTGAGGATTATTTCACCGACGAGGAGATCCCTGACCAGATCAAGCGTGCTCAGATCGAGCTTGCTGTTTACCTAAAGAACAACACGGACGGCATCAGCCTTAGCGGCCTCAACGACTTCAAGAACGTCAAGATTGGCAGCCTTGATGTCACGCCTGATAAATCTGGTGCGATCGGTGCTGACCACGTTCCGCCGATGTTTGAAAGGTACTTGACGGGTCTTAGAATTAGTGGACCAGGCAACATCGCTATCAAACGGAGCTGACCATGTACGCAGACCTTTCAGGCGGCTTCGAGTTCATCTCTGACACCGCTGCACATACCGGCAGATTTTCCAAGGTTTACTTCAAGGAAGACACTGTGATCAGTGCGATCACGGTGAAGAACGCAACTGGCAACAGTTTGGCTGGTGAGACTTTTGTGGCCGACACCTACATCTGCGGCATCATCACCAGCATCACGCTGACCAGCGGTGCTTGCATTGCCTATAACCTCTGATGGCACTTGCTGATTCGCTGGCAAGAGTTGCAAGCAATGTGCTGAAGCAGTTCGGCGGTGATGTGACTGTGCGTTATGTCACTGGCGGGAGCTACAACACAACGACTGGTGCAATTACGGAAAGCGAAAGCGACACAACGGTTCCAGGCATCCTGGAGGATGTAAACCTGCGTGAGGTGAACGAGCTGGTGCAGGCTGGGGACAAGCGTCTAACGGTTGCGGCTGATGACCTTGCCACTGCACCTGAGACCAAGGATCGCGTCGTTATTGGCGGTGTTGTTCATCAAATCATCCGCGTGGAGACAACGGAACAGGACAACAGCGCGCTCATTCATGAGCTGATCCTGAGGGCGTAACGATGGCACGCGTCGGCAAGATTGACTTTGGCGACTTAGAAGGCGACTTTGAACAGGTCGTAAAAGAAGCAACATTGGCGCTGCATGGAAAACTCAAGCTGTACGAGGCTGCGTCACGCGGTGGCATCGGTACGCCTGTTGACACTGGGGTGTTGATTGGCGCTTGGCAGATGAAGATGGACAGCCCAAAGCAAGGGCGGGTCTTCAACAACCTTGAATATGCCGAGCCAGTCATCACCGGTGAAAACTTGCCGCCTTCGTGGAAAGGACAGTTCCGCACAAGGCAGGGCACAAAGCAGAACTACCACGAATCAATCCTTGAAGAGGTGATGCAGCAGGACGTGCCTAAGATCATTAGAGATGTCAGGCGGAGACGCAGTTAATGGCCGCTGCTGATCTCAATACAATCCGTTCCACTGTTGAAGGGCGCATCGCGACTGAACTAGCGGGCAGCCCTGTTTTGCCGGTGGTGTTCAACAACATGGCCTATGAGCCAACGCCTAACTCATCGTGGGTGCAATGCCTCACTGCCTTTGGCAACAACGAATATTTGGGTCACGGCGCAACAACCAACAGCTACAACCGGATTGCTGGGTTGGCTTTGTTCAACGTGTTCACGCCCAAAGGTGCTGGACCTGGCGCTAACTATGTGATTGGTAAACGCATTCGTGACCTTTACAATAGGGTGATCGTGTCGGGGGTTTACTTCGGCGCACCCATTGGTCCAGAGGCACTGGCTACACCAGCTCCCGAGGGCTACTTTGCAACTCAGGTCCGTGTGACCTTTGAATTCATCGAGGAACTCTGACCATGGCAATCCTTCGCGGAGAAGAAGGCTCAGTTGAATTCGAGACCGGCAGCGGCACCCTTGCCACTGTTGTCGGCACTCGTAGCTGGAGCCTTTCAGTCACCAAAGAAACGCTAGACGTTACCGATCACGGTGACACTTTCCGGTCGTTTGTTGGCAGCCTTATCAGCGGCACTGGGACAGTTGAGCTGATCTTTAACGAAGGTGAAGCTACTCAAAAAACGTTCTTTGACGACGTGTTAAAGACAAGCGATGCAACTGACGCATCGTTTGAGCTGTTCCGCAGTGGCAACACGAACGACGCTGACTCGTTTACATTTGCTGGAATTATTGAGAGTGCAGAGATCACCTCAACGGTGGGTGAGCTTGTGATTGTCACTTGCAACTTCATCACTAGCGGTACGATTACTTCTAACGCTTGATGCAGCGCTATAGTTTGGGCGATAAATGTGTTGCCTAAATGCCTGCTCAAACTCGCACCGTCGACTTGCTGGTTGGGGCGTTTGACCTCAACCAGCGCCGCAAGTTTGAACTGAAGAACACAGAAGGCGAGAAGATCGTCGATCTGTATTTCAAGCCCATCACCCGCGCTGACCGAAAGAAAGCGCAACAGATGGCGGGGACCGATGAGGCATTGGATATCAGCACTAACATGCTCTGTCAGATTGCCGAGCTTGAAGACGGCACTAAGGCTTTTGCTGCTGCTGATGCGGCTAAGCTTCAGCGCAAGCTGCCTGAATCAGTGCTGAATGAGATCGAGCTGTTCTTGTTCGGCCTTGGTGAGGACGCTGACCTTGAAGACGCAAAAAACGACTGAAGCAGGACAAGTGGACTTTCTTTGAGTTCCACCTGGCCTGCGAGTTAGGCATGACTGTTAGCAGGCTTCGCACGGAACTAACCGATGCGGAGCTTGTCCATTTTGCTGCGTACTACGAGCTGAAGTCAGAGCTAGAGGATGAAGCCATACAGCGCGCAAAGCGTGGGCGGCGGTAGTATTGACTTATTGCTGAGCAGCCGTGGCAAACGACGTAACCCTGCTGATCAAGCTGAACGATCAGGTCAGCAGAAAGCTCAGCAAAATAAACCAAGCTGCAAAACGCTTGGAAGGTGTATCTAGGAAAAACGAAAAGGCGACAAGAGACCTTGAAGCCGCTTTCCAAAGAATGGGCCGCAAGGGCATCAGAAGTTTCCGTGATTTGGAAGCAAATGCGGCTCGGTTTGGCAGGCGGATGGGTGGCCTCCGTGGAACTATTGGTAAGGCGGCTATTGCGTTTGCTGCTTTTCGAGCAGCCCAAGTGGGTATCCAGCGGGTTGAATCGGAACGGAGAATTAAACTTTTAGGCCAGAGGTTTGGTGAATATGCACAACTGCAGAATGCAGCAACGCAAGCCGCCAAAAAATTCAACCTCAGCCAAACAGAGGCAAATGAAGCATTAGCAAACGCTTTTGCCCGCTTGAGGCCTCTTGGTGTTTCGCTGGGCGATATAACCTCAACTTTTGGTGGATTTAGGACTGCTGCTGTCTTGGGTGGTGCAACTGCCGCTGAGGCATCAGCAGCTTTCACACAACTTGCACAGGCGTTAGGTTCTGGCGCCCTGCGTGGCGATGAGTTCCGAAGCATCGCAGAACAGGCGCCGCTGGTGCTGCAAGCCATTTCTGATGAAACAGGCATTGCAGCTGGCGACCTTAAGGAATATGCAGCGCAAGGACTGCTTACTAGCGACATTGTTATTAAAGCTCTCAAGCGCATTGAGAGTGAAGGCGCTGCACGTCTAGCTCAAGCTTTAGACGGCCCAGCAGCAAAGATAAAAGCGTTCCAGAACGCAACGCAAGATGTTCAGGTTGCTCTTACTGAGTCAGTAATCCCAGAACTGTCTAAGTCATTTGTCATTTTGGCGGGGATTATTAATGACTTGAAGCCTGTAATCCAAGGTGTTGGATCGTTTGCAGCGAAAGTCCTTGGGGGTATTGCCGACACGATTCAGCGAATCCGTGATCCTAAAAAACTTCAATCCGAAGCCGTACAGCTCAAGGCTCAAGGCCTAATGAAAAGAGGCAGGTCTTTGCGAGAGCTAACAGGCTCAGGAATGTCAAACCTGGGGCCTGATTATGCAGCCCAAGAAGCCGCATTGTTTGCAGCTGCTGCCAAGCCTGTTGAACTTCCTAAAGGCACTACACCATTGGCTACATTGACAAAAAAAGGAAAGGGAAGCACGAAAAAAAGTCCAGAGCAGATTGCTTTGGAAAAGGCAGAAAAAGCAAACGAAAAATTAATTTTGCAGACGCAGAAAAGGCTAGCGACTACAGCTGATATTGTTAGAGAGCGACAGCAAGATAATCGCTTGCTAGAAGTAGCAGTTGACAAAGGCCAGGAGTTTGCGGACTTTACGCAAAGGGTGCTCGATCTTGTTAACCAAGGGGTTCCGTTTAGTGAAGCCTTTGAGCTTGAAGATGCAAACCGCAAGTTAAAACAACAACTTTCTGACCAAGAGAAATACAACCAGTTACTTGAGCAGGCGGGGCAAACTATTCAAGCCGGTTTGGTTCAAGGCATCCAAGACGCCATTACAGGCAGCAAATCACTTGGTGAATCTCTGTCAGGCATCTTGAAACAACTCGGCGGAATGTTCCTGAATGTAGGAATTGGCGCTTTGGGTCAGTCAATGGGCATTCCAGGCTTCAAGCCGTTTGCTCAAGGTGGATATGTTTCTGGTCCTACTCGCGCACTTGTCGGCGAAGGCGGTCAAGGCGAGTACGTCATTCCAGAAGGCAAAATGCGTGAAAGCATGGCGCGTTATTCGCGCGGTGCTCGCGGCTCTGCTGTTATCCCCGAAACAGGAGCTTCTGGAACGTCAGGCGAAGGTGGCGGAACAGCAGTTGCCGCACCAATCGATGTTCGCTTTAACGTAGAGCGCATTAATAGCGTCGATTACGTCACCGCTGAGCAGTTTCAGGCTGGGCTTACAAGGGCAGCACAACAGGGTGCTGCAGAAGGTGAGCGCAGAGCTATGGGATCGCTTCGCAATTCAGCTGCTGTTCGCCGGAGGATTGGCGTCTGATGGAATTTGTTTACGGGCACCTGCTTGAAGTTGGCCGCAGCGGCCAGCTCAACCAGTTCAAATTTCAAAACTATGCTGTCGGCCAAAACGTAGACGAATACACGTTTTTGCCGTTTGGCTTTGGTGGTGCAATGGCAACGCTCCAGGGTGACAACCTTGATGCAACGCTGCAGTTTGCCAACACCCAAATTACCCGCAACTTCGTCGTCGAGGCCTTAGACAACACATACGTTGCCAAGGTCTCAACGGTGCTGTGGAACTCAAGCACCTATGCGGTGGAGCGCACCCTGTACGAGTATTTCGGGGCTTGTGCTTCCGGTGGCTGGGATGAAGCGTCAATTCAAGTCAAGTTGAACTCTGTGCTTGATGCGGTGCAGACAAACGTTCCAGGTCGTCGTTTGCGTCGCCAGCAGGTGGGCAACATTCCGTTTACAGCACAAGTCCGTGTGTAGCGATTTAATTGGGAGAAAGTACAGCTACGGCAAGGATGACTGCATCCATCTTGTGATTGACGCACTGCAGCGTCTAGGCATCGACAACCCAGGAGTGAAAGAAGCTTGGTACGAAATGACGCCGAGGCAGGTGTTGAGGGAGCTGAATCATTATTGTGAGCGGCTTGATTGTCCTAGTTATGATGGCGACATAGCATTGCTGGACGTTAGGCCGCTGGCCTTCGGAGTCTTATGGCAGAGTGGCGTCCTCTTCATCAATCCGTTCGTTTCCGCAGTGGACTGGAAACCGGTGGGCAGTCTTATGATCCGCCGCTCTTACCGTACGAAAAATCGCTAATTGCTGCGCTTGATTGCAGCGAGGAAGAGTATAAAAAGTTTGTACGTTATGCAATGCAGAGGGCGCATGTGCGTCCTGCTGAGTATGCACATATTCCTGATATTCAGGCAATTCTTGGGCCTGCAGCGCCGGCTGCTATCGGTTTCCTTGCTACAAGTACGGCAAAAAGCGCAACAACGATTGTTCTTACAAACCTTGCGATCGGCGTTGCTCTTACAGCAGCAAGCCTGTTGCTAGCGCCGAAAGCGCCATCGCTGGAAGATGGCAAGATCAAAAGCAAAAAACTTGCTGACCAAATTGGTCCAAGTCGTTTTAATCAAGCAACCAGTTTTGATAACGCACCAAGTCTTGCTGAATTAAATCAACCGATCCCGATTCCATTTGGCAGTACTGGCATTGGGGCAGATGGTGAAACAACTGGCGGTTTAATTCTCGTCCCAGCTCTTGTTTGGTCGCGAGTTTATGCGTATGGAGCGTATCAAGCTTTTGAGGGCGTTTATGTTGCCGGTGAGCACAGCTTAAATGTTCCCAACAAAGCTGGCATTTTGCTGGGAACGACAAGCCTTACTTCTTTAGGCAATGCCGATTTTGCCTTTTATTATTCTTCAAATCCAGGCAATAATCGTCCAGCGACTCTGTTTTTTGGATCGGAGGGACCTGGAGCGACTGGCACTGTTGGCAGGCCAGTTTTTACTGCTCCAACAAACAACAGCGAGGCAGAGAACAACCAGTTCAGTAAAGATTTTTCGATGTCGTATGTGCCAAGTGGCGACACAACGTTTGGCACTGGAACGCCAATCCATAACGGCACGTCGTATCGATTCAATTGGGAAGTTGTAAGTGGTCCCTTTTCTGCTACGGAAGGCTCTGACAATTTTGACGCTAGGCAAGAGGTGATTGAAAGAAGACGAAAAATTGCAGGAACGCTGGCAGATGTTATTCATGTCAGGAACGGAGAGGCCGGAATGCCCGGGGTTGGCAGGGCATATTCGCGACGTATGGGGTTTGTTGAGTATGACGGCACACCTTATGAAACAAAAACAACAGTTGCAGTCGAGGCAGGTAAGATTGCTGTCTTTCAAATTGACAATAATGATCTTGTCTGGGAAGAACTAGAAAAAGATGAGGTTAATGGCTTTCCCGAGAGTGAAACGAACCTCAAAGATCTTGTTAATGAGGCAAAGTCTTGGCGACAGCGGGCGTCAGATTTGTTGGTTGTTGGATCGAAATGGATTGTCGGCGCTAGCAGCTGGATTGTTGTTGATCGGATTGAAGAAGACAACCGCTTAAACGTGCGTATGGAATGCACTGCAATTACAGGAGTCCCTGAAATTGGAATACCTGGAAGGAAAGCAGTTCAAGAGCCTCTAGCTGGGTATGAAGGCGATGTGTTTAATCCTGACAAGCACTGTGGCGCGGCCTATTACACGCTTTCTTCACTGAATATCGCAACCATTCGTCCCGTGCGTCGGGACACTGAGGTTATTGAGTTGGGTATTCGCAGCCAAGTTTTTAACAGAGCTGCGGGTTTGTGCAACTTTAACGCTTTGCCCAGCCCTGCAAGACTATATGAATTAGACAAAGACGACGTTAATCTAACCACCGGCCGCATGGATAGATACTTCCAGCGGTCATCGTTGTTTTCTGTTTGGGTTCGCCCTGTTGCGCAGTTTTCCAACGAAGCTGAATATGTCAGGATGCCTCCGGTCTTCTGTGTTCAAGGCAGTGCTCCGTTAACGCAGAATAATTTCTTGAGAATCCGCCCAAGAAATGACGGTTATTACGAATACAGGTTGATTCCTCGTACAGGCGACGACATTGCAATCAACAGTATCAGGACAAACACTGTAATTGTGCTGCAGTCCAGTGAAGGCGTTCCTTATACGGGATCTGAAATTGGCGTGGAGGCATCCACGAAGTATGGCGATTTCAGGCTCACGACTCAGGGCAAAGAAGTTCAGATTTCAGAGATTCTGACTAATGATGAGTTGTTTACTAATCCTTCCAAAACCGTTGCAGAGTCTGTTCCGACAACCACCCCATCAACGATTGAATATAAGGCTGCCACGTCTAACACTGGCAGCGGCCAGTTAATTCGTTTTGCGTGGTTAACTCATTTTCTAGGCAATGCAAAAGACTTCCCAGGGCAAGAAGTAACTTATACGCACGAACACTACAAGGCAAACGGTGACAGGTACGTCACTGTTCAAATTAAAGCCACTTCAAGACTTGGAACAGAAAAAGTACATATCTCCCCTAACTATATTCGCGCAACTGGCAGCAACTACTACTGGGACGTCAATGATTACACCGTTATCAGCGCAACAGGTGATTGGAACGTCGGTGATGGATTTGCGATCCATACCCAAGACAAGGTCGACAATTCTGTTCTGAGTAATGAGCTAAGTAATTACGCTGCATCAATTGGTCAGGGATATACTGACGTTCACTTCACATTCAGAGTCGATAAGACAACAACGCTTTTGACAGAGGGGGTCAAGACTGGAGATCGTGTTTTTGAGCAAGCTTCACAGGTTGCAGATTGTAGTCACTACACGCAACTGACAAAGTCAAATGAATCCGGCCCGGAGCATGAAATTGTTTACGTCAATGAATATAGCTCTAACCAAAGCCCGGCTGAATATGACGGCATGACGACTATTGGCCTTGCTTTAAAAACCACTGGAGAAATTAGCGGAGTAGAGCAGTTGCGAGTTTTTACTTCTACTGGTATTAAAGTAGAACAGTTGCGCTATAGAAGACGAGTGTTTAGAGGGCTTGGGCTTGAGCTTCCGAGTAATAATTTTGCAGAGCTTGTTTATTATTTATTGACTAATAAGTCGCAAGGCGTTGGGAGCGTTGTGCCCGCTGAACTTGTAGACGAGTCTTCCTTGGAGCAAACCGCAGATTTTTTAGCAAACAACCGTATCTTTTATGACGGCGTGCTAGAAAACAGCGAAAGTTTCCGCAGTTTCCTCTACGACACTGCGCCTCTACAGCTCTGCACTTTTACGATCAAAAACGGCAAATTTGGCCTGCAACCTGCGCTGCCATTTTTCAAGATAGAGCATGATGACGGGGTTGAGGGCGGCAAGATCAACGCTGAAACTCCTGTTGTTGTTGAGCAGATTTTTACAGCAGGCAACATCATTGAAAACTCTTTGCAACTGCAGTACATCGATGTGTCGCAGCGATCAAACATTCGCGCACTTGTCACTTGGCGCGTAAGTCAACGCAATGCTCTGCCGACCCAAGCGTCAGCACTTGTGCATTGGGCAGATATTGGTGTCAACGACAGGAATACAACAGAACAAGCGTTCGATCTGAGCGAGTTCTGCACAAACCGAGAGCAGGCTCTGCGTACAGCTCGTTTTCTGTTGAGCGTCCGTCGTCGCATCACCAAGACTGTCAGCTTCAAGACAGTGCCTGACGCATTGGGTGTTCAGCCTGGCTCGTATATCCGTGTAATTACAGAAGCCAGCACTTACAACTCAAGTGCAAACGGCTCGATCACTGACGCTGGAACGCTGGTCAGCATTACGACCGTCAAGGACGGTGATTACGAGGCTTTGCTTTACAACCCAACTACTCAGGAGGTGACTGAAACCACGATTACGATTGCGGACAACGCAGTCAGCGATTCCCAGTATCACGGTTCATTGTTTACGTTGCTGAGCGGCAGTACCGACTACAGCGTCTATCAGATTGAATCTTTGAATTTGGAAGAGGATGGCTTGGTGTCCATCAGTGCTGTTGAAGTGCCCACGGATGCGTCTGGCGTTAGCATTGTGGCTAAGGACGTTTTGACGCCGGGCAACTTTACGGTGCTTGAGTGATGGCTTTTCCGTCGTTGACGCCAACAGGCCGTCAGTTCACCCCAGGAGACTTTCCAAGCAAGCGGTTCAATTCGCAGTCTGGAGCGGAAGTTCGGATTCTGTATGGGTCACGGCGTACCAATGCAGTGTTGAGCCTGTCTTATACCAACGTGACAGACGCTAACGCTGAGTCGTTTTTGGACGATTACAGCGATCAGCTGGGCACGTTCCGCACATTTACGTTGCCATCAGCTGTATTTGAAGGCTGGTCTGGAACGGCATCGACGTTGGACGCTCCATCAGGCACGAAGTGGCGTTACGACGCTGAGCCGCAAATCCAAGCTGTGCGTCCGGGTATTAGCAGCGTTACAGTGTCATTGCGGGCGGTGGCGTAATGGCAAAGGTTTACACCGGCAGAGATGGCGTAATGCAGGTCGGTGGAACGACTCTCGCCAAGGTCGTGAACTTTTCGCTGTCTGCCAATCTCGAAACGCTTGAAACGACGACACTGAGCGAAAACATTCGCAGCTATACGCCTGGCATTTCTGGGTATAGCGGCAGTGCGACGTTGCTTTATTACAAGGATGGTGACGGTGCGATTAACACGACCAACCTCCTGAACAAGCTCTACAAAACTGGCACGACTGGCGTCAGCAGCACTGACACTGTTGATTTGACTTTTAAGTGGATTGATGGGGCTCTTGAGTATGACGGCAAAGGCTTAGTTTCTGGCGGTGGGGACGAGAACACAATCAAATTAACGGCTTATATCACCAGCGCATCTATTGGAGCGGCAACTGGCGATATTGTGCGAGCCGAGATTGCGTTCCAGGGCACAGGAGAACTGTCCACGGTCACGATCTCATGAGTATCTACTTAGGAACTTTTGGGGAAGTCGAACTGCAGCGGCAGTTTGACGGAAGTGAGCTACAAGGTGTAGTCAACACTAGTGATCCAAATTCAGACGAAAACCGTTTTAGTTTTGCTTTTCGCCATGGTGAGCTGCTGAGCGGCGATCAGGTCGAAATTACAACTAGAGATGACTCTGCAGGATTGCCTCTTAGCTTCATTGACGGCTACGCCAAAACCAGTGTCAAAAAATTTATCAATGTTGACGAGCTTGATGGAATTAGGCTTTACGACTCATTTGCGGACGCGGTAAACAACGAAACTGCTAACGCCACTTCAATCTCTTCAACCTACAAAGACGAAGGGGTTAACCTTCAAATTCGAGTAAAAGTCGAGAATGCACAACGACGGCTTTTAGCGCAATGCAGTGGTTTTGAGTTGAACACTGAGCGCGAAACCGTTGATACGACAGCGCTTTCAGACGAGTTTCGCAATCGAATCAGCACCTTGATGTCTGGTTCGGGTCGGATGTCTTGCTTTTGGGAATATACGGGTGACACAGAGAATGAGCTGCCAAATTATTTGCTAGAGCTGCAGCTTCGGACAAGAGTTGGCAGTCAATTTAGGGCTCGTTTTTACCTTAAAACGACCAGCCACAACCCAAGCGGGGATAGTGGTACGGCACTGCAAGAGATCTGGTACGAATTTACTGGTGTTTTGACGGCATGTGCTGTCCAGTTTTCGCCGTCTGATGCTATTCAGTTTACGGCTGATTTTATTACGACTGGCCCGATACAAATTCGGATGGATCTACAGCCACCGCCGAAGTTGCTACAAGAGAACTCCGATGACATCCTGCAAGAGCAAGGCACGACAGATGCTCTTATGCAGCAGTTCTGACGCTGGAACGGAGCTGGCGCTACCACTATGATGAGGTGACTCAGTGGTTTAGGGCGTAGCGTTCATGGCCGACCTGAAAATCAGCGAACTGAACGCGCTTTCTGGCTCTGATCTAGTCGCAGCTGATGTTTTAGCTGTTGTTGACGACAGTGCAAGCGAAACCAAGAAGCTGACGGTCAGCGACTTAATCGCCAACGGCGTCACGCTGATCAGTGACGACACCATCCCAGGCGCAAAGATTCTGTTCAGCGCAGGTGATATTGCTGGAACGGCACTGGCCGATGGCGGTGTAGGTACAACTCAAATTGCTGCTGATGCAGTTACTGCAGCAAAACTGGCGAATGAGTCGACGGTCGATATTGTCACTTCGCTGCCGGATAGCGGTGCTTTTACGGGCCAGCTCGCGTATGACTCAGGCGATGACAAAGTCAGAGTTTGGGATGGGTCTGAATGGAAGGATATCCGTGCTGCTGGCTCCATCAACACTGTTGATGGCAGCACCACTGGCGTTGTCAACATTACTGCTAGCACTGTTGGCGACACCGTAACGATCAGTGCAACGCTGGATGACACGAGCGCATCTGCTCAATTCCTTGCGGGACCATCAGGTGACGCTGGTGCGGTCAGCTATCGAGCCATTGCTGGCGCTGATCTACCGACTGCAACTACTTCTGCAAAAGGTGGCGTAATCGTCAACGGCAACGGTTTGACGATGTCAAGCGACACGATCGCTATTGACAACACCGTCACTGCCGAAACAACTGAGAACCATATTGTTCAGTACGACGCTAATGGCCTCGTCACAAGTGGTCGAGCGATTGTTGCTGCAGACGTTCCAGTCGCCACGTCAAGCGCGATCGGTGTTGTTAAGCCGGGATCTGGTCTTGGTGTAACAGTTGCAGGCGAACTCAATCACGACAATGCAGTCACTGCCGGTACTGCGGCAAAAGTCACGTTTGACACTGAAGGGCACATCACTGGTACGGAATCGCTAGTTGCGGCTGACATTCCCGATCTTGATGCAGCAAAGATCACAACAGGAACTTTTGCATCAGCTCGACTTGCCGCTGACTCTGTAACAGCAGCAAAGCTTGCTGATCGTTCCACGGCAACAATTGCAACGACCACACCTGCTGGCGGGGATTTTATTGGTCAGACGCATCTAAATAGTCTTACCGGAGATTATTTCCTCTGGGATGGAAACGTTTGGCAGCCAATCGGCATCAGTGTCGGTGAAATTGTTCTTGCTGGTACGTTCGACGCATCTTCTGGTGGCGGCACCGGTCTAGTTGCGACGGTTACTGCCGAGGGAACAGCTATTGGTTTGACTGTTGGCGATGCATTGCCTGCAGCAGCTAACGCAAACAAAAATTACTACCTAGTTGTCTCAGAAGCCGGGACAATCTCGTCAGGCAACGCCCCAAATGTTGCGCTTTCGCCACCGGATTTCATTTTGTCCAACGGAAACGCTTGGACAGAAATTGATGTTTCCGACACGGTTGTTGCGCAGCAAGCGTCAAGCGTTGCTTTTACAGCTGCTGGAAATCTTTCTTCGACAAACGTTCAAGCGGCAATCGAAGAACTCGACACCGAAAAGGTTGGAGCTGCAAGCCCGGCATTTACTGGCAATGTCACCATCGGTGCTGCTGGCACGATTATTTTTGAAGGCACATCAGACAACGCCTACGAAGTAACGCTGGATCCGGGCGATCCAACCAGCGACATCACAATCACGCTGCCTAATGTGACAGGCACTGTCGTAACAACAGGAGATACGGGCTCAGTCACAAACACAATGCTTGCGGGGAGCATTGCATTTACAAAATTTGCAACCCTGTCATCAGGCAACATCCTTGTCGGCAGCAGTGGTGGCGTTGCGACAAGTCGTGCAGTCAGTGGCGATATTACGATTTCAAACACTGGCGTAACTGCTATTGGCGCTGGCGTCATCGTGAACGCCGACATCAGCTCGTCTGCTGAAATTGCAGTCAGCAAGCTGGCGGATGGCAGCGCTTACCAGTTACTGCAAACCGATTCCGCCGGAACAGGTGTTGAATGGGCCAGCAACATTGACGTTCCTGGAACGCTGGACGTTACTGGAGCGACAACACTTGACTCGACCCTTGCGATTACGGGTCAGACAACGCTTGCTGAAATCAAAGAAACAACGTCAACTCTGACGGGAACTGACCTTGACCCAGATGCTGGTTCAGTGCAGGTTAAAACCCTGGCCGCCAACACTACTTTCACGGAATCGTTGGAGGACGGGCAATCGCTTGTCCTGCATTTGATTAACGGAGCTAGTTACACAGTGACGTGGCCGACAATCACTTGGGTCACATCGGACGGCAACACCGCTCCAACGTTAACTGCAAATGATGTTCTTGTGTTCTGGCAGCTGTCAACTACGCTGTACGGAGCTTATGTCGGGAGTGCAGCCTGATGTTGGGACGTAACCTAATCACATCAGCCGCCGGAAATGCAGCGGCAGCTGTTGACAATTCTTGGGATATTGCTTACGCAGCATTTGCTGGCACACCCAGGAATTTTGTTGAACTTAACGCTCAAGACGGCAACCCTAAAGGTGTTGCTTTGAAGGCAGATGGCACAAAAATGTACCATGTAGGGAACACAAATGACGCAGTTTTTGAATACGATCTTTCAACCGCTTATGACATAAGCACCGCAACATTTTTGCAAAGCTTTTCTCACTCAAGTCAGTCAAACAGCTGCCCTGGAATTCATTTCAAGCCAGACGGCACCAAGTTTTATCTTTGCGACAGTCAAAACGACAAAGTTCTTCAATATGATTTGACGACTGCATGGGACATCTCCACCGCAAGCTACGCAAACAAGTCGGCTAGCGTCGGCAATGAAGAATCTGTTCCGCAAGATTTATTTTTCAAGCCAGACGGCACAAAATTTTACGTTGTTGGCTGGGGCGGACAGGCGGTGAATGAGTACGCGATGACAACCGCGTGGGATGTATCAACGGCAAGTTACAACTCAGTTGAATTTGACCTTACAAGTCAAGACTCAGCCCCTCAAGGTTTGTTTTTTAAGCCTGATGGAACAGAAATGTATGTAGTTGGGTATCTAGGTTCAGATGTAAATCAATTTACATTGTCAACAGCTTGGAGCCTGTCAACGGCATCTTTTACGGCAAAGAAAGGTGTATCGTCGCAAGACGGAAACCCTTTAGGCGTTTTCTTTAAAAGCGATGGAACAAGGTTTTATATAACCGGGATTACTCACGACAGAATGTTTCAATATGATCTTTCTACTGCGTGGTCCGTTAGCTCAGCATCTTACTCGGACCCAACTACAGAAATTTTTGGCGTAGGCTCTCAAGACGCAAACCCGTTCGGTCTCTTTTTTAAGAGTGATGGAAGCAAAATGTATATTTGCGGTTACTCAACTATCAAAATTTACGAGTACGATTTGTCGACAGATTGGGACATATCAACAGCATCTTACAGTCAAAATTTTGCTGTAAATTTGCAGGAGGTCAGTCCGAATGAGGTGGTCTTTAAGACTGATGGCACGAAGATGTATGTTATCGGTAGCTCAGGCGATGAAGTGAATGAATACGACCTGTCGACTGCATGGGATATTTCAACAGCAAGCTTTAATCAACTTTTTGATGTTGATACTCAAGACGCCTCTATGCAAGGATTGTTTTTCAAGCCTGATGGCACGAAAATGTACGCCTGTGGTCAGTATAATGATGAAGTATATGAGTACAATTTGTCTACTGCGTGGGACGTCTCGACTGCAAGTTTTAACCAAGATGAGTACATTGGCACACAAGACACCGGGCCTCAGCAGATATTTTTCAAGTCAGATGGAACGAGAATGTATATGATAGGCACTGGTTATGACAGGCTCTATCAATACGATTTGTCTACTGCGTGGGACATATCAACCCTGACCTACGACACCAGTGTCTCGCTTTCTGCTTGGGACACCGCAGTGCGGAGTGTGTTTTTTAAGCCTGAGGGAGATAAATTTTTCTTTGTTGGCAGCAGCAATGACAATGTTGTTGCCTACACCATCCCCATTTCTTGAGCCATGTACGCCAAAATCGTTGACGGCCAGCCCAGCAAATTTCCATACAGAACTAATGAGCTTCGCCTGGAAAACCCTGGAACGTCTTTTCCTGAAGAGATCACTGACGAAACACTCGCTGCTTATGGAATAGTTCGAGTAGTTGCTACTGACTTGCCTGACCATGACAGCAAGACTCATGGCGTCACGCAAGGTCTCAGGCGTGTTGGCGCTGACTGGACGCAAACTTGGACTATTGAGCCATTTACAGAAGAAAAAGCAAGCGGGAATGTGCGTGGCGAGCGCAATCGCCTCTTAAAGCAAACTGACTACACCCAGCTGGCAGACGCTCCAGGTGACACCGCTGCGTGGGCGAGCTATCGCCAAGCTCTACGCGACATTCCAGCGCAACAGGGATTCCCTTTTACAGTGACATGGCCGACTAAACCATCCTGAGGATGAAACGCCCTGACCCAATGATTCCGTCAAAGCCTGGAGCGGAAGACGTTCAAGCCATGATGTCTCGGGCGTTGTGGCTTGAAGAGCTGTACTTTCTTGATGGCCGCGATCAGATCAGCCATCCTCAACGTGGCTTGTTTACAGGTTTGGCCAGTAAATATCAGAACTTAGATACAACTGACGGGATTTGATGGCTAAATCCTTGAGCGGCAGCATCTTTGTTGTCGGCAAACCAAAACGGACGCGACAAGGGAATGGCACAAACAGTCGCCCCAAAAGGGGCAAAAAGAGATACCGTGGCCAAGGCCGTTGATTTACCTTCAAATGATCAAACCACTCGTGATCGCTGTTTCTGGTGTTCTCGCTGGTTCAGCTGCTTGGGCAGGCCCCTATGTGAACGTGGAGAATAACGGAGGTTACCAGGAAAAATACCTGGGATCGACGACAGATCTGCATATTGGATTTGAGGGGGGCAGTGGCGCGTATGGCTACTACGTCCAAGCTGGCCCTGCGATCGTCTCTCCTGCGGATGGTGACAATGAGTTTGAACTTTCCGGCAAGGTGGGTGCCAGCGTCCAAGCCGCTGAGAACTTCAGCGTTTATGGCGAGCTGAGCTTCATCACTGCAGAGGATGATCCTGCGATTGGAACAAAATTAGGCGCCAAGTACAGCTTCTGAGCTAACTTGTAATTGCGTAGAGCTGCACCCCTTCTGGTCTCACACAGCAGAGGGGGTTTTTTCTTGCCATGCAAAAGCTTTTTAACCTAATGGCCGCCGCATCCTTTGTGATGTCTGGAGCGATGGTTGTTGGAGCGGTGATGGTCTACACCCGCATTCCGTCGATCACTCAGCATTACATCGACGAACTCAAAGGCGAGTTAACGGGGATGATTACGGATATGGTCCCTGGTCAAATTGACCAAGCGCTGCCAGAGTTGCCGACAACTACAGGCCCGGCAGTTCCTATCAAGTCACCATTTTAGTGTTGGCAGTCGGCTCATCGTCATGAGCCTCCGGACCGAAACCTTCAGCTTTGATTTGTGCCATATCAAGTTTTGGAGCGGATGTTTCTGGTTTCTTGTCAAACGACGCAAGCCATTCGCGTAAAGCATCACCAGTTGGAGTGCTCTTGGGCCATTTGACGAATTTGAGGATGGCTTTTGGATCGGTGAATAGTCTTGCTGTTTTGCCGACCATTACGGTGTAAACAACAGGCGGGCCTTCTCTTCTACGGTTGCGCTCAATCCAGAGTTCTTTGCCTGCTGTAAACCGTTCTGATTTCATGCCTGAGATCCGTCAGATTGGAGTGAATGCAGTGGGCATACCAACAATCTCTGTTGGTCAGCCGATACCACCACCAGTTTTACCAGTAGCACCGCCGGTAACGTCTGCGGCGTTTCCAGTTATTGATATGCCTGGATGTGTTCGCGCCAGGCTGACTAAAGGCAAAGGCGTCGAGACATTTCAGGATGATCCACGAGGCACAGTGACCTTGTGTGATGGAGCGGTGCCTGTTTACGAAGCGCCAGATTACAGGCCGCGTGATTTTACGTGGGTAAAACCACCTGAAGCGCCAATAAAAAGGCCAGAGTTGGCGACTCCAGCCCAGCCCTCTCTTCGTGCAACACCGGCCTTGGCTTCCGGCAATTCAAGTATGCCAACAGATCCACCTTGCCCGCCATTCGGAGCCCAAGAGATAGGTTCATTTAACAAGCTCTCCACCAAAATTCTTGCTGGATATGAGCTGCAGGATGGCAAGTGCGTGAAGATATGGGATCCCGTGCCTGTTGGGCAAGTGTTCAACAACTATTTGCCTGATGCCGGTCCGACGACGTCTGTTGCTCTGACAGCTGCATTTGCGACGACAGTGGCAATTTTTGCCAAACCAATCGCGTCAGTGTTCCAGAAGCTTGCCAAGCCTGTGACGAAGAAAGTGGTGAAGAAAATCAATCAGAAGCTTGGCCGTAAGGAGAAACTGGAATCCTTACAGGAGCGGCGTTCTGCTCAACGTCACCGGAATCAAGCCATTCGCGATCTGAGGCGCGCTCTGGGTAAATGATTTGATGCGTGTGATCTTCTACAGGTTTTGGCTTTAGGACTACGTCAGCGCAAATGGCAGCAAACGGTGAGTTCTTGGCAAACCCATAACCCTCGCGAAGAGCTTCTGAGCACGCCTTGAGTCTCGCGATTTCGTAGTTCAATCGCTTGTCAGCCAGAGCTTGTTCGTACAAAGCAACTTGTTTGCGTTGAGCGTCCTTACACAGGTTGATTGGCCCCCAGTCCAAGGGAACAGAGAATGTGGCCGTGATGCCAAAGTTGCTGCTGAAGTTTTGGCGGTAGCCTGTGCGCTGCGGTTTGTAGTAGAGAACGTGGCCAGGCCGATCAGGCACACCATCGGGTCCGTCAATGCCTGTCTCTGGATCGACTAGACCAAAGTTGTCGCTGTTGTCGTAAACCGGCTCTTGATAATATTGATTGTTTGGCTTGCCAAAAGAATGCGTAGACGACACAAAAGGGGAGATATTTAGAGTGGCTCCGTCACACTGGATTCCGCTGCCTACGGCATAACGTAGATACTGACCGGGAACAATTTGCACGGCTTGATTAACAACTGAGCCGCTACTATTTGACACTGGAGATGCAGTTGCACTTACCTGACTTGCGGCAGGTAAGCAATATAAAAAACTGAGCGAAAGGGCTGCAGCAGCTGCTTTCATTGACTAAACGTGCTGGTTGATTCGGTAACGCTTTCGATGATCGTCTCACGATCGATTGCAACCTTTTCAATCAACCCCGGACCACTGTAAGTCTCAGCAAATTGGAACGCAGCGCCAGGCGTTGTTTGTATCCAAGTCGAACGACTGGAAAGGTTGAGATCCTTGGCGCCAGCTGAAGGGCTGACAACGCCGCTAGAAGGCTGAACGCCAGTACCGCTCACGCTGTATTCAAAGCCTGTGCGATAGGACTCAGAGCGGATGCTCTCTTTAACAACCGTTTTTGACTCTGTCGAACTGGTCACCAAACCGGTTGAGAAATTTGGCACCACGGGAATTGCCGCTGCTGGAGAAGCCAACAGCAGCAGAAAAAAAAGACGCATTATCGAACTGTTAGCTCGCTGATGACTTGACCGATTGCACTGGTATTGGCGCCACCAGCGGTGACAGTGACAGCGCCTGCAGTCGTAATCGTGCCGGCAAGATCTCCTGGTGTGCCAGCAGCAGTTGAGGTGACATCGCCAAAAGCAGGCACTTCACCGACGGTTGGAGCGGACGTTGGAATGGAGTCACCGATGGTGTAGCTGTTTGCGAAGCTAAAGGTGTTGCCGCTGGTTGCTTGTGAAGCGGTGACAGTGGTCAACGCACCAACGCCATTAGTGTGAGCACCCAGACCGCCAACAACACCAGCAGTAGAGCCGTCAGTGGTGCTGACGCCTGAACCGCTGATGCTGTAGCTATTGCCGACACGGACAGCGCGAGTAGAAGCACCACCAACCTCCAGTTGAACTGAGCTTTGGATTTTGTGGGTTAGATCAGCACGGGCAGGCAAAGCGGCTGCCAATGTGATGCCCAATACCAAGAGTGAGCGATTCATTTGATGCCAGCTTTGGTGTCTTTGTTGTCAACGATAGTTGGCTTCTTGTTTCCGTTGCCATTGCTCTTTCGCTCGATGCCAAAGGATGCCATTGCGCCGGTTAGTAGTGACGCCACGAACGTATTATCCATCTTCATCTGAGGGAAGACCCCTAGGTACGAAGCGGTTAACAGGGCGGCGCTCCAAGCCAAAACCAAAGCTTTGACGATGTCTGCCATCGACACGCCTTCTTTTTCGTGCTGGTCCTCAGGATTGGTGGCCATAGCAAGATGGAGCTACCGTTACAGCGTAACGAGGTCAAGCAAATGCTTCTAATCCTCAAGCCGATCTTGATGACCGCCTGGAAATCAAGGGCGTTCAAAGAGTTGATTGTTGCGATGTTGGAGCGAATTGTGACTCGTACCGACAACGATTTAGACGACCTTGCCGTCAATCATCTTAAAAACTTGCTTCTGCCTGACACCCGTGTTGAAAAGTAAAACCGTCGGTTTTTTAAGTGTGCTGAGCCTGCTGCCCTTTTTCCAGCACTTCCAGGATGATTCTTCCCACGACTTGGCTGGCGTTGCAGCCATACAAGAAACCATGCCTTCTGAGCTTTATCAGGAAGACAGCGAATGGCTC